GGTTGGCACCGAGGGCGAATTGACGGCGCTGGTCGAGACGCTGCTGCGACATGGCATCCCGGTTGAGGATCTCCGCGGCCGACGATCCGGCGCTGGTGCCGAGACCGCGGGCGGCGAAGGCGCCGCGGGCGGATTGCTGCGCTGCCCGTTCCTGCTCCGGCGAGAGGGAACGTCCGAGCATCAGCTCCTCTTGAGCCTGACGCTGGATCTCCGCCTCGATGGCGCTGGGGGCGCTGGCCGCTTGCAGCTCCTGGTCCATCACGCCACGGGTCCGGGCGAGGTATTGATTATCCAGCTCCCCGGCCACCTGGCGGGCCGTGCCGAGCTGCTGGGCGATCATCTTCGGATACAGGCGCTCGAGCGAACGCTCCTGCTCCTGCATCTGCTGAATGGCCGACCGCGTCGCCGCGGCATACATCTTGTCGTAGTCGATTGGTGCCGGTGCCGGGGGCTGCGCGACATTGTAAGTCGTGCCTCCTCCGCCACCGCCGAAAAGTCCTCCTCCTCCACCCATATTATTATCCTCCTACTTTCTTCATTAGTTTATCCCACCGGTAAATCCGTGGTTCAAATTGTTGGCGGCGATACCAGCCGACCCATTGGTGCGGACGTGGCGCCACGCGCAGAAACTCCCGCACAGCATTTGTGTGCCCAGCAGAAGCAGCCAAGCGCACGAACCAGCAGTTAGGCTCGCCGTCTTCAAAGACTTGCTCCTCCGCATTCCACCGCGCTTCGCTGGCCAGCATGAACGTCTTGGAGCTGTTCCAGACAAGGCCCGAAGACAGATGCTCGCCAAGCAGCGTCCAGAAATCCGTCGTTGCGTCGTGGTCGTCTTGCCATGCTTTTGCTTTTTGCCATGGCAGCATTAGTGCAGATCGGTCCATGCCGTGTTGGTGCGGACTTGGAGTTTGTTCGTTGTCGAATTGTAAAGGACAAGTCCAGCGGCGGGGGAGCTAATGGCATCGCGCTCGGCCGTGGTCAGGCGCGGCGGCAGGAATCCCTTGGTTGTGCTGGCGACTTCGAGCTGGGCCGAGGCGGCGGGCGTAGCCGTGCCAATGCCGCCGGCGCCGGTTGTCACGACATTCTGCGAACCAAAGTTCGGCGTGATCTTGCTGCCTGCAATGGCCGCCGTGGCCGACACGTCGGCGTTGACGATAGATGCCGCCGCCAAGGCTGCGGTCGGCGCCGCCGCCGAGTTCATCTTGGCCGGTGTCACGACCTCGCCCGAGGTCCATGAGTAGCCCTGTGTGATGTTGATTGTCGCCATATTATGCTGCCCCCTTGATGAGTCCGAGGTTGACCAGCGCCGTGCGGATTTCGTTCAGCAGGACGTGCAGCTCGGTGAAGTTGTTGTTGATGTCGGCGTCATCGCCTGTGCCGCTCACCGCCGCCAGCGTGCCGTCTGCCGTGCCGCCGGTGCTGTTGGTCAGCGCCGCTTGGTTGGCTGCGGCAGGTTGGACGACCGGCGTGGCGTTGTAGAATGCCAGCTTTTGGCTGGTGGCGGTGCCGATCTTGGTGCCGGTGCCGGTGGCCAGCACCACATTGAAGGTGTCGTTGATGGTTAGGTTACCGGCCAGCGTTGTCGCCCCGGCGCCCAAGGTTCCGGTCGTCACGACGTTCTGGCTGCCGAAGTCCGGCGCCACCTTAGTCCCGGCGATGGCCGCCGAGGCCGATACGTCGGCATTGACGATCGTGCCGTCCACGATATTTGCCGAGGCCACCGTGATCGCCGTAGGCAAGGCGCCCGTGGCCAGCTTGCTTAGGGCAATGGCCGCCGAGGCGGACACGTCAGCGTCTACGATGGTGCCGTCTACCAGATTAGCCGAGGCAACTGTGATGCCGGTCGGCAAGGCGCCGGTCGCCAGTTTGCTTAGGGCGATGGCCGCCGAGGCTGAGATGTCAGCATTGACGATATTGGCGATGGTCGCGTTATCGACGAGATTGTTGAGCTTGGTCGCCGTGACCGTCTCGGCACCGGCGAAGGTTTGTCCTTTTGTAAGTTGAGCCATAATTTTTAAGCGACGTTTCTGGTCTCGGTCTGCGGCGAACCTTCGGCGGTTGCTTCAATCGAGACGTTGCGGATTTCCGGCCGGTTGGCCGTGGTGAGAAATTCAAGTTCGGCGTAGTGCGCTTTCTGCCGGATCGGTTGCTTCAGTGTATAGTCTTCGGCCAGCCCCGAGGTGTTGGTTTGTCCCGGCACCAGCGTGATCTCTTTGTCGGGATTGACCATGTAGGCTTTGACCGTGATGGACGCTGTATCCGGCAGCACCACATCGGCCATCGACCGGACGAACCGCTTGGTGTGCATGCTGCCGAAGCCGTAGCGCCGCGTGCGGATGCGGCCGGTCACGGCGGTGAAAAATTCCTCGCGCAACGTGCTGTCCGGCGGATCGTCGCCCCGCTCCAGATCCTCCATGAGAAACAATTTGCCCGCCCGGCTCGCCGCATACAGGCGACGGTCGGTGGACTGGCCGCTCACCAACAAGTTGTCCAAACCGAAGCCGTAATAATCCACCGTCTCCCACTGGTCATTGAGCGCCGAGTAGATAAAGAGGGCGTTGTTGATATCCGCCCCATCGACCGGTGCCGCCAGCCAGTAACGATTGTCGTGCCAGATGCCAACGGCGTCCGCTGCCCCATCCTTCACGATGCGCCCAATCTGGTCGGTGATCGGGTCCGACAACGGCTTGGTGTCGCCCCGCAGTTTCAGATCCAACCGAGCGTCGAGCCGGTAGACGCCGGCGTCGCTCAGGAAATAGACAAACTGTCCCGCCGTGGCAATCGATTGCCGGGCGCTGCACCCGATCTCATCCGTTAGCAGCTCCAGCTTCGATACCGGCGAGTCCACGGCAAACGAACCGCCATCCGTCGAGGCGAACTGATTGACCGTGGCCAACCAGATCGAGTTGCGCATGAAGACCAAGAACGAACCCTCCACCCAAGGATGGACCGCCACGATGTAGTCATTGCTCCCTTGGTTCGCCCGAAACGACTGGAAGAAAGGATCATACAAATCGGGATTCAGAACGTCGGAAAGCATCACGCTGTCCCGGCCATCCGGAAGGACGAGTCGGCCATTCGCATACGTTGCCCAGCCGACCGAGCGCATGGTGCGATAGGTTGGCCCTTCCGCCGGAATGCCCGCCGGTGCCTTCACGAAAGCCCCCTGCGGGTTGCCGTCCCAATAGAGAGGTGCCTTCGTCCGCCGCACCTTGCGTCCGATGATTGTCGCGTCCGAGGCTGTCCCGCTCGGGACTGTAACGGTGAAGTTATTGACGTTGGGCGCTGCCGCCACTTCAAATTCTTGCCCATCAAACGCCGCCACCGTGCCGCCCTCCAGCCGCACCCGCATGCCAGCGGATAGCGCGTGCTGCGGACACGTCACCGTGGCTGTCGTGCCGCTTACCGTGATCGGTCCCGCCGGCTTCTCCTCGAAGCCCTGCTGCGACGGACTGGCCTCGCGGAGCAGATAGAGGCGGTCGAACGCCTGCACCATGCTGACCGTGTCGCTGGGGTCGATGGTCTCGCCGCTCGAATACGGGATGCTGTCCGCGTAGCTTTGCGAGTAAATCTCGTTGCCATCTTGATCCGTGATCGGGTTGCCTTGGTCGTCCACGATGGGCGCGTAGAAATTGTCCACATAGACATGCGCCGCACTGGCCCCGGCCAGCACGATAGACTCTTGATTATTCCACCCCGGCGAACGGTAGCTGTAGCTGGCAAAGATCCCGCCCGGATATTGGTTTAGCAGCACCAGCCCATCCGGGTTGAGGGCCAGCGTAAAATCGAGGTCCACCGGTAGCGTCACCTCAAAGTTAAACGGCAGCGTCATGGGAAAGCTCGACGGCAGGATCTCATCCGCCAACCGCCGCGCCCCCTTGCGCGTCTTGGCCGTCCCGCGGTCCAAACGCATATTCTCCGAGAGCTGCAACACGCCCGACGGCAACGCCACCGGATTCATGCGGCTGGCAAAGCCGATGAAACCTGCGTCTCCGTCGCGGACTGTTGGACTTTCGAGGGGCATTATTTAATAAAATTCAGGTCGATGGCGCGTCTGATGCGCTATAAAATCCGACATCTGTTTTATTTTCTTGCTGTTTAGCCATCGCTTCCATCTGTTCAGCCATTTTGTCGCGTATTGTTTCAAGGCGCTTTACCTCCATGATTAAATCTCCCATTTGAAGAGAGATGCGTTGTTCAAAACTTAATGGATTCATTTTAAGCAATCGTTGCCAGTTTCCGCTCTACGCCTGCGCTGTCTTTAACTGTTATGTAGCCATTAACCGCTGCGTCTGCGCTGCCGGTGTGCCCGCCAAGCAACACGCGTCCCGCTCCTTTCGGAATAAGAGCAATGTCTATATTTGCAGCGCCTCCTGCGGCATATAAGCGCGGTTGGTCAAAGGCGTCTGATCTTACTCCAAGCCACGACGTTCCCGTAGACAGTTGATCTATTTCAAACTGCACAGCCGAATACGAATGGGAATTAAATCTATAAATTCCGCTTCCTTTGGTAGATATACTAAAGGCAATGTTTGTGTCTGTTCCCGCGGTAGTCAGTGATGCGGACTGACCAGACGATCCGGCAGACATAATGAATCCGTTGCAAGCACTTCCATCCAATGATTCGGTTGTTAATACCGCCGCTGAACCCTCTCCTCCGATGTTTACGTCTCCATCAGCTTGAAAGGCAATTTGCTTCCGCTTGCCGTTCAATACATCATATCCTGTTCCTATATACAGCGGGTATTGTCGGCCCACACCGCCAGCAGATTGAATGTGAAAATACCCATTACCGTATGCACCAATAGTAATGTTTTCCTCAAAGCCCGCGCCAGAAATGCGATGAACCCGAAACGCGGACATAATATCGTCTACAGAAGTCCAAAACTCATAAGAAACATTGGTCTGCGTTCCAGCAGACGAGCCAAGGGTCAAAGAATTTGGCGCTCCAGAAGCTGATGACACATCATAAACAACGCCGTTAATTTTTATTTTATACTCTGTGTTGGGCATCACCACAAACGGATCTCCAGCAATGCGTGTGACCGTTGTGCCGGATGTGTTGCATGTTCCCTCGCCAAGCGTCGGCGCAAAAACAAATGTTTCTGGCCCTGCGGCAGCAAATGAAACCGCTGACCCATCCAAATTTGTCACAGTTGCCGTGGTTGCATTGACGACGCTGGCGCACAGGTATCTTCCTTGACCTATATACATTCTTTTTCCGACCAGCTTTGCAAAAAAGTCAGCGCCGGAAGTTTTTGTTACCGTGTTTCCACCAATAGCCAGCGTGCATGCGCCAGCAACGGCGGTGGGCTGGATGGCAAATTCTGTAGTTGAGGGAAATATGCTCGGCATAACCGTTGTCCAGCCTGCGTATCCGTCGCCAAAAAACACGTTTCCGTTTACTCCGTCTTTTGGGTCGCCGCCGCCGATTTGCAATCCAATGGGGCCAGCGGAATTGCGCCCAAAGCGGTAAGTGCTGCCATACTGAAGCGGATCGCCTACGCCGAAAGACCATGCTCCTGTGGCGGGATCAATTCTTTGAATGAGCGCACCAACAAGATCAGATCCAGTTGTTGTAGCGCCAGAAAACAAAAATTGTCGGCCTGTCGCAGTAACGCTTGCAGAAAGTAAATAGGTTCCTGATGGAACCGCGATTAGAGCGCCAGCCGGAGCCGCAGCATGCGCGGCCGCAAAAGCTGGCGCATCATTTGTTACCCCATCGCCAACGGCACCAAAGTCTTTGACGTTGACCGTGCCGTTGATCGTATTAAGCCCCTTGGCCAGTTCGGCGCCGGTGGCGCGTTTGGTGATGCCGCCTTGTTGGATGATGAGTTCGTCAGCGGCGTTGACGGTTGTGGCGTCGGTTAGTTGGGGAATTGTTTTGGCCATAGGATTAGAAGTTGGCAGTTAGCAGTTGGCAGTTGGCAGGGTTAGTTGAGGGCGGCTTTTAGCCGGGTCTTAAAGCGGGCGGCGTCGCCGGGGGAGATGTCGGTTTTGCGGGTTGGGGCGACTTGTTGGTGGGTGAGGACGAGGTTTAGGGGGATGTTCCACTTCTTCATCCGGGGGACGAGGTATTCTAAGGCGCTGTTCATGGCGGCTTCGCCGAGCGGGTCTTCGTAGGTGTTGCCTTCCCAGGCGACGCCGAGGCTCCAGTTATTCAGGTCGGGGCGGCCGTGCCAGTTGCTGCGGCCGGCGTGCCAGCAGCGGTCGGTGTCGCTTCCGAAGACGGTGCGGCGGCCGTCTCGGGCGATGAGGACGTGGTAG